GTCAAAGACAAAAGTCGTACTTTTACTTTGCTAACCTTAGAAGTCCCGTTTATCGTACCGCTTACCCAACCCATAATTAGCATTATACACTATGTAATAATCATTCCTAATTTTACAAAAAGTACAATCTGTATTATTGACTTTATACACATTGTAAAGTATAATATAATCATAGGGAGCGAAAGGCACGATTGATGCTCCTAAGCCGTGGTCAGGCGCGTGAAGCGTTACGGATAGGTTTGCGTGACTGCTAGCTCAATTCCTTTCGCCACCCTTAACATGGTAGAACTCTTTAAGAGTAACGGAAAAACTGGTCATTGGACGTTAATGGGGTTGTGCCCATTTCTACCACCAGAGCCGTGCTAACACGCTTGGTTAGCTTGATGGTTACATAGGTTTGTCATTTCTCCTACTCCGCCATCCAAAAGGACGAAAGCGAAGTCCTCGGCTTAATATTAAATATGAAAGGAGTGTATTACAATGTCAATGTGGTGGGACTTAAAGAACACATTATCTTATAATGCGCTCTTTAATTTTGTAGTTGGTTCTCGTGGTTGTGGTAAAACTTATGGCTTTAAGAAATGGGCTGCTGAAGATTTTATCAAAAACGGGAATCAATTTATTTATATTCGCCGCTATAAAACCGAAATGAATAAGAAGGCCAAAGAAAATTTCTGGGCAGCTGTTGCTCACGAATTTCCTGACCATGAGCTAAAGGGTACGCCTGAAGGTGCTTACTATATAGACGGTAAACTTGCCGGCCAAACTAGATACATTTCATCTGCTAAATCCGAAGAACTCCCACTCGTTAATAAAATTTGCTTTGATGAATTTATTTCCATGGATGAAAGCCATCACGGTTATCTTAAAGACGAAGTCACATTTTTCTGTGAACTCTATGAAACTATCGCTCGTATGCGCAGAGTGGTTGTTTTCTTCTTTGGTAATGCTGTTACATGGGCAAATCCCTATTTTACAGAATTCGACATTAAAAAGCCAATTAACAAAAAGCAAATCGCCACAACTAGAGAGGGCTTAGTCTTAATCCAAATTGCTAACAATGAAGAGTACATTGAAGCAAAAGAGAAAACTGACTTCGGCCGTTTGATGAAAGGCAGCAAGTTTGGTAAATATGCTGTTCACAATGAATTTTATCTTGATAGTGTAGTTGGCATTGCTAAGAAAACTCCTGAAGCTAAATATCAGTTTGGTTTTAAGATTCATGATGATTATTTAGGATTATGGGTAGACTTCTCTTCCGGTAAATGTTATCTTTCCAGAAAATACAGTCCGGGTAGCGGCGTGATTTATGCGTTGACAAATGATGACCATGATTATAACACCATTTTGATTGCACGCACTCCACGTCCTAACTGGTTATTATATATTATTAAACAATATCGGTTAGGGGGTTTGTATTGTGAAGATGAAATAATTAGGCGATACCTGATGGATATTTTGAAGATTGTAGGTGTATAATGTTAGGAGTTGATTTTATGCCCTTTGTAATTGTTCTTGGGTTTATCACATTTGACATTCTTACAGGGCTGATTAAAGCAAAGCACGATGGTTCTTACAATTCATCTATCATGCGTGAGGGTGGTTATCACAAGTGCATGGAGATTCTTGCTGTGGCAGGCTCTTATGGTATTGAATATGCTATGCAATATGTTGACCTTGGAATTCAAATTCCCCTTGCAGGTGCTGTAGTTACTTATATTTGCATTATGGAATTTATCAGCATTATGGAGAATATGTGTGCTGTAAATCCTGAACTTTCTGCTCTGTTTAAGCCCTATCTGGAAAAACTTAAAGGAGATGAAGAAAATGAGGAAAGTAAACGGTGATGTTCTTTTCTGTTGGCCTTTAGAGAAGCACATTATCACAGCTGGCTGGACTTACAATGATGGTTCTGCACATCATGCTATTGACCTGCGTGCTGCGCCTTGCACACCTGTTTATGCAGCTGAGGATGGTATAGTAAATCAGGTACAGAGCTGGGATGGCAGAACTAAAACTGGGATGCAGTCTTATGGCAACATGGTTAGAATTAGGCATAACAATTATAATGGTTCTAAGCTGGAAACACGCTATGCACACCTTAAAGAGTGTCTCGTCAAAAATGGTCAACACGTTTACGAGGGTCAGCTTATTGGGTATTCTGGCGCAACTGGTAATTGCTATGGCGCACACCTTCATTTTGAAGTAATTTATCATGATTGTCGCGTTAATCCTCTGAACTGGTTGGATAACAATTTTATTTGTGCAACACAGACAGTAATGAAACATCTTGGCAGTTATACTTCGGTTCCCAGAGAATCTACTAAAGGCGATTTTATTAAGATTCATGCAACTGGCGTTGATATGCAAGCAATTATTGCCCTCTGTGAGAATCTTAAACTTACTTATGAACGGAGTAATAAATAATGAAAACACGCGATGAAATTTCTGCAATGCTTGGTGGTTTTGTCGATGCTAAACCTGATGAACAGGGAACTCTGATTGCTGGCGTTCTTGATGAATTTGATGAATGTCGAAACGAAGCAGAACAATTTAGTAAAGGTTGTCCAGATGGTGCATCTAATTGGCATGAAGCCTATGATAATCTGCGCAAGGATTATGTTAAAGCATTTCTGAATGATGACAATAAGCCGAATGACGATTATCAGAAACCTAACGGCAATACAATTACCATTGATGAAGCTGCACAGGCTTTTGTCAAGAAAATGTTTGGTAGAAAGTAGGTGATTGATTTTGAGTAGACCATTTAGCTATAATGATGAAAATTTTACCATTATTGGCAATGTTTTGTTTTTTCATGTATTATCTACTGGCGCTCTAGCTGGCAATAAAAACTTATTGAAGTTCCACCAGAGATTTTTAGAAGAGTGGTTTCAAGAGAGTGCATTGCATTTATGTCGTATGATGTTATTGATTATGCCAATTCCTCTGCTTATCCTCTTGTGTTCAAAAATATGGCTTTAATTTATAAAGGGCCAAATCTTTCTGGTGACAATAATAGATATTTTACAGGATTTACTTTGTTAAATAACATATAATTGAGGTGAACTATTATGGCATATTCCTTCCACAACCAGAGAATGAGCACCCTCTCTAATGTTCTGGTTATTCATACTGCTCTTGATAAAGGCGAAACTGAAAGCACTACTGCATTTACCATTCCCGGTGAAGTAATGGCTCGCGTTATGAAAACTGGTTATGGTAAATTTGTAGTTAACAATTCTATCCCCTGTCTGCGTGTAGTTCTTGCAGATGGCAACATTTCTAGTGCTAGTGTAACTTCTACTGGCGTTGTAACTTTGACCGCTGCCGCTAAAGGCAAACTTATTATTGATGGTACTCTTGACATTGAGTGCAACTATTAAGAAAGGTAGGTAATTAAACTATGGCTTCTGCTGCTGTTGGTATTATTCAGGCTGTATTTGGTAGTGATGCTACTTTTGGTGGCGCTCCACAGATTGAAAACACTACTGAATCTATTAAATCCGCATGGACGTTTATCAATTCTTACGAACCCCGTTTAAACTATTTCTGTAATGCTCTGGTTGACCGTATTGGCCTGACCGTTATGCGTTACATTTCTTTTGAAGATCCTTGGCAGGTTTTTGATAAGGGTGTTCTGGGTACCGGCGCTACTGTTCAGGAAATTTATGTAATGATGCAGAAAGCAACCCCTTACTTCTCCGCTGACCGTGCTACTAATGACGAAGTTATGAAAGCTGAATTTGGTAGCGACCCTGCTGAGGTTTACACCGCTTACCATGCTGTGAACTCTCGTATTAAGTATAAGGTAACGGTTAATCGTGAAGCTCTGGAAACTGCTTTCATGAGTGAAGCCAATCTGTCTGCTTTCGTACAGAACATTATCGACCAGATTTATAAGCCTGCTGAACTGGATGCTTTCATCATGAAGAAGTACCTGCTGTATCAGCTTGTAAAGAACAATAAGCTCAAGAAAGTAACTGTTGCTGCTGTTACTGATGAAGCTTCCGGTAAGACCCTTGTTAAGAAGTTCCGCCAGATTTATGGCAAGATGAAGTTTATTTCTAAGGAATATAACGCTGCTGGTATTCCTATGAATACTCCGGCTGAACGTCTGTACACCATTGTTCCTGTTGATATTTCTGCTTCTATTGATGTTGATGTTCTGGCAAGCGCATTTAACATGGATAAGGCAGATTTCATGGGGCATCGTTTGGAAGTTGATAGCTTTGCTCTTAACGAGTATGAAGTGGAACGTCTGGAACATCTGCTTACTGGTAATGACCCCTCTGGCTCTGGTGCTGTCACTATTGCAACTGGTGGCGATAAGACCTATACTCACGTTACCCCTGACGATGAAGATATGGCCGCTATTCAGGCACTTATGGTTGACCGTGACTTCTTCCAGATTTATACTAAGCTGAACACCATGCGTGAAACTGACCTTGGCTCTACTCTGGATTGGAACTACTTCCATCATATCTGGCGTATCTATTCTGCATCTCCGTTTGCTAACGCTGTGCAGTTTACTACCAAGGCTTGATAATTGACATTTTCTTAAGCATGTAGGCTTATCCTCCTAAGAACGTGGGATGCGCATACGTTATCACGCATTGCTTTGATTATGGCTACCTATAAACAATGTATCACTGACCAAAGCACAATCAGAGTTTCAGCAGGTTATCCACATTATTCTGATGGTTCAGTTCATGGTGGTATTGACACAGTACACACAAATCATCAATCTTATGCGCCAATGGCAGGTGTGGTTGAAACAGCCCATACTTGGCAAGGTGGCACGACTGGTAACGATTCTTGGGGCAACTACATTGTAGTTAAAATGAGCGATAATAGCTATTGGCTTGCAGCTCATTTCGTTAGTCAGATTCATAGTGTTGGTGAAACAATTACTCGCGGTCAATATATTGGAGAGCAAGGGCAAACAGGTAATGCTAGCGGTATTCATACACACTGGGAATACTGGATAGGTGGTTATGGTACAGCTTATAGAACTGACCCCTCTGCTATTCTTGGTATTCCTAATGAAGTTGGTACATGGGATGTTGAATGGGATGCTACAAATCCACCAACACCACCTGAACCGCCTACACCACCTGGCCCCGGCCCTACTCCTACAACGAAACGCAAACTTCCCATTTGGATGATGTGTAAACCACCCTACAGATTTTGAAAGGAGCAAGAACATTGCCAAATATGCAACTTTATATCTGTAAGGGTATCCCTACAGATAAAACCTATAATCATGTGCTTAGGTTTCAGTCTGATTCTTCCCGTTTTGCTTATTTTACATCCAAATCTGTTCTTCATCTTACCAATTATACCTATCAGCGTTTAGATCGTTATTTGTCTGTTGGTGTTAATGCTGAAACGATTGAACCATGTAATTATATCGTATTTCAGAACGCTGATTTTTCTAATAAATGGTATTATGCCTTTATTGATAGGGTAGAATATGTTGCCAACGAAACTAGTAGAATCTACTTTACTATTGATGTAATGCAAACTTGGTTTAATCAGGTAACGCTACAGCCCTGTTTTATTGAGCGTTCTCATACGAATACTGATGAAATTGGTGATAATATCATCAACGATGAACTGGATACTGGGCCTTATGTTGACGATATTCAGCAGTACATTGATTTTGATAAGCGTATCTGTATTGTTACCACATTCGATAAACCTGAAAAAGATTCTACTCCTGCATCTGGCTCTTTAAGATTTGGCATTTATTCAGGCTGTAAAGAAAACTTTTTTACCACAGCTGAATCTGCTAATGCTTTTATTGCTAAGGCTGTAGAAGCAGGGCAAGCACCTGACGGCATTTTGGGAATTTATATGGTTCCCCTTACCTTTGATACTGGTAAGTATGACAAGACTTTTGTAGTTCCTAATAATGTAGCTGGTTATGTCCCTAAGAATAATAAACTTTTCACATATCCTTATTTTTATCTCCGCTATTATTCAACACAAGGCGATAATCACGTTTTTCGTTTTGAACTTGGAGATAGAAAGAAAAGTCTGCATATTGGATACAATATAATGTCAAATGCTGGACAGACTACAGCAATGTTTGCAGCAGAGGATTATAAAGGCTCTACTGGTTATAATCAGGAAGATGTTTTTGCAATTAGCAACTGGCCTACTTGCGCTTATAACACTGATATTTATAAGGTATATGTAGCGCAGAACTCTAGTTCTATGGCAGTGGAAAATGCAGGTTTGGTAGCTGGTACAATGTTTGCTGGTATTAACCTGCTGACCGCTCCGGCAAAAGATGTTCAGGCTATGACTGGTAAACATCCCGCTCTTTTCCCTGAGAATACTTATGGAGCTATTGAGGGCTTAGCCAATCAAATGCTTAACATTGCTGGCACACTTGCAAAACGTGATGATATGGATAGATTACCACCACAGAGCCATGGTTCTGTAAGTCCTTATTTCCGTTTTACTGATGCAGGTATTCTACCTACAAAAGATGCAAGTGCTCCATATGCTATGGCTAGTTATCATCATGTTACTAAAGAATTTGCAAAAGTTATTGATGATTACTGGACTATGTTTGGTTATCCCATTCACCAAGTTCAGGTTCCTAACATTGATTCTAGAAGAAACTGGAATTATGTTAAAACACAAAACTGTTGTTGTTTAGGTGACGTTCCTGCGGATGTTTCCACAATGATTAACGACATTTTTAATCGTGGTGTTACATTCTGGCATAATCCTAGACTTGTTGGAAATTATGAAGCAGACAATTCTATCTATAAACGTATTCCAGAAGTAGGTGAGTAAATGAGTAAACGTTCACAAAAACCACAGCCACCTTGGATTGATTCGTACGATTTAACTGTTGCAACTTATGCTAACTGGTTTAATCGCCTGTATGATGTAGCACTTGCAAGATTCAAATGGGAAGGACTTGAAGATTCTCCTTTTTTGGATGAACGATTCATTGAACAGTTCTTGTTCTGGCAACCTTTAATGGCTGGATATCATGACCCTGTTATGGGCAATTTGATTCTTCCTGCTATGCCCAGTGATAACTTCGATATTATTGGCGACCCTAAATATGTGCGTGCATATGGCTACAATTCTAATTACCAGAAAACTGGTCTTAACAAACAAAACTGTGCCTATCTTTGGTGTAATATGCGCCGCTCCCCTGATGCTATTGTCATTAAACAGTTCGCACAACGTCTTACCAATATTGACAGAACGATTGACTTAAACCTTGCTGCACAGAAAACTCCACGAATTGCTTATGCAAATGAGAATACGAAACTTTCTGTACAGAATTTGGTATACCAGCAAGATAAATATGACCCTTGGCTGTATCTTAAAGGCAATCCCTCTACTGATGATATTAAGAACATGATTGGTGTTCTTGATTTGGGTGTTCTGTACATTGGCTTACAGTTAGAGCAGCAGAAAAAAGAAACCCTTGCAGAAGCTCTTACCTATTTAGGTATTGAGAGTAACTACAATATGAAAGCAGAGCGGCAGTTTACTACAGAGGTTCAAATGACCTTAGGTCAGGTAGAAGCAGACCGCCTTTCTCCATTGTACTCTCGTCAAAAATTCTGTAAGGATTATAATAGGCTCTTTAATACTAATATCTCCGTATCTATGCGTTCTCAACTTGAATTGACTAAGATTATGGAAGGGCGCGAGGATGAAGAAAATTTAAGTGATACCAATATTGAGGATGGTGAGAGCAATGAGTAAATATACAACTCAAGTGCGCTTTATCTGTGAATCAAAAGCTGGTATAGTTGAACCTTACACCAATGTTTCTTATTCAGAAATTATTGAGCGTGCGCGTCCTAAAATCTTCAATTTTAATTATCCTATCTGGAATGAGAATAAGCGAAAAGAGCTTGAAACCAATATTCTTAAGCATTTCTACACAAATGAAATTGGTTCTGAAACCTTTGGCCTTTGGCAGCTGCGTCTAGATGATTGGATGAATAGCCATATGCCTTATTACAATCCTCTCTTTGAAGCACTTGATAAACAGTATGAAATGTTCTTAACTGATGATTTTTCCATTACCAGTGACGAAAATACTGAACATCATGATGTGAATACAGAGGATAGAACCAAAAACAGTAAGGTCAATATTGATGGTACAAACAATTCCAATTATACTTCCAATTCTAACAGCAATGGAGAGAATACCAATACTCACACTGATACTCCACAGGGTAATCTTGATAATTTTCTCGCTGGTAAGTATATGTCGGATGCCGACCATAGTAAGGCAAGTTCTACTAATGGTTTTAGCTCTAATGCCAATTCTAACAGTAATAGCAACACTACTCAGGATGATAAAAACAATACAAAAGAAAATCGTGATGGCAATGAACACCGGGTTCTTGACCACGTAGAAAAAGGTTATCGTGGCCGCTCTCTTGTATCTATTATGAACGATTATATGAAAGAAAACACGAATATCTATAATTGTTTATATAGAGATATGGAAGTTCTGTTTATGCGTTTATGGTAAAGAGGTGATTAGGTTTGAAGTACAATCCTTTTGATAAACTTTTCCGTTCTGTAATTCCTGTTGCCTATGATGATAGCATTAGTTACTATGAAATGGTATCTAAGGTTATTGAGGTAATGCAACAGTACATTGAAACCAGTTCCATTAGTTATGCAGACCCTATTCAGTGGGATATTACCAAACAGTATCCTCGTAATACAGTTGTTGTCACTGTTAATGGTGATGGATACTTAAGCACACAGCCTGTACCCATTGGCATTGATATTGATAATGAAGATTACTGGACTAAGATTGGTAACTTCTCTGAACTATGGGGAAGCGTTAAGCTTGCTATCACTCCTGTTGATGAAAAGCTGAAAACTACTGCAAGTGCTAACCGCAATATTAACGACCTTGTTTGGCTTAATAATGATTTGTATGTAATTCTTAAGCCTATGGATGCAGGTACTCGGTACATTGAGGGTACAAACTGTGCTAAGACAACTATTGCTGAACGTTTGCACTATATACTTTCATTAAAAGTTGCAAAATATAATGCAGATGACACCTCTATCTCTTTTGGTTTCTTTAATCCTAATAATGGTACTATTGTTACTGGTGGAGATATTCATATCTATGATGCTCCTGTAGAAACTATCAAAATTGTTGGTAAATAAGGATAGGTGATATTATGCCAAGTAATTATGTATCTAAGTTCACCCTTAATGACCAAGAGGTAATTGTTAAAGATAGTGAAGCTCGTACTGCTGCTACTACAGCAAGCACTAATGCTACTAATGCTCTTAACAAAGTTACTGAATTGGAAAAGCTCTCTCGTGTTGAGGTTGCCTATACGCAGGAAACTGAAACTATTAGTATTACTGCTGGAACTCATACTGTAGGATAATGGAGGAAATAATATATGCCTGATACTACTAATTTTGTAACGCAAATCAATATTGATGGTACTATCTGTGAAATTAAGGATTCTGTGGCACGCACTGATGCAGCTAGCGCTAAGTCTACAGCTAACACTGCTAGTTCTACTGCTAATAATGCTAAGTCCACTGCTGATACTGCATCCACTAATGCCACTAATGCTTTGAATAAAGCTAATAGTGCTATCACTACTGCCAAGACTGCCAAGTCTACTGCTGATACTGCTGCACAAGATGCAAGTGATGCTAAAACCACTGCTGGCACGGCATCTACTAATGCAACTACTGCACTTAATAAAGCTACAGAACTTGAGAAACTTCCTCGTGTTACTGTTACTTATAGTTCTGCCGATACCACTATTAAAGTTGTTACCACTAATACTCATGCGACTGCCTGATATAGAAAGGGTGACTTAAATTGGCAAATCCTATTGTTGACAAATTTAAGATTGATAATGCCACTTATGACGTACAAGATACCACAGCTCGCACTGATATTGCTAAGAAGATTGATATTAACACTGCTGGCAACCTCAACCAGACTGTCAGCGGTAATATGAATCAGACTGTTGATGGGAATTTGACATTAACTGTTGATGGCGCACTTAATATTAAGCAAGACGGATTCAATGTGTTTAGCGCAAATGGCAGCAACATTGGAATCGGTACAACTATTAGAAATATTCCTGTGTCTATTTCTGGAACCCCGCAGTTCAAAACGCTAGACCCTACTAATATTGATGATAATTATAGCTATGTTACTATGCGCACTGGACTTAATAACGATGACACTAAGTTCCTTGTAAGTCGCACTGGTAAGATTCCTAGTTTTGTTGAGCCATCCCCTGTTAGTATTGAAAAATATCAGACGCTGAAAAAAGATGGTACTGATGATATTACTGCTACCATTAACACTCATACTAAGAATGAACCTCTGTTTATTCCTGCTGGTACTTATAAAGTAAGTGCTCCCTTGCAGCTGAAACATAGCTTGTATGGCGCTGGTTCTTCTCGTGACCCTGCGCGTGGTACCAGTGATACTATTTTACAGTATACTGCTAATCCGACTGCGTTTGGCAGTCAGGGTGTTATTACCGTATCGGGTGATGACGTAACTGGCAATATTGTCATTGCTAATCTGGACATTAGTTGTAGTGGTATGATTGGTGGCATTGTATTTACTACCAATAAATACACTGATAACAGCATTTACAATGTAAGTATCAATAAGGTTAAGTCCTATGGTGTTTACTTGCAGCCCGCCAACAGCACTCTGAACCGTTACTGCTACATGGATAATGTAATGGTATGGGGGTTTAGTGATAATGTTCCTGTGGAACGCTGGACTGGTTCTGTTGCGTTCTTCTGGGGTAATAAAGCTCCCGATTGTGAATGTAATAACCTCGTTAATATGGTATGTCAGGTTGGCTTTGACTGCCGTACTGATGTATACGGTTGCAACTGGACTAGCTATACTGGTATTCCCTCTGGCGGTACAGGCGGTACTGACGCTAATACTTGGTGGAATAATTCAATCGCTTGCAAGGTTACTAACAATGATATTCATGTTACTAACTTCTATGCAGATACTTGTAAGTATGCTTTCGTATTCGATGGGCCGGGTAAAGCAGCGGCATACATTAACAATCTGATTTATACCTGCAATGACGGAACTGCTACTACTGAAACTGGTTATGCAGCTATTGCTTTGATTGGTACCAGTCCTAATCCACAGTTCATTGTTAATGGTGGCATTATCAATCGTTCTGCTAAGGTTAGCACTACTATTCAGTCTATTGGTACTTATCCTGTTACTAATGCTGTATGCAAGCTTGATGATGTTTACATTTATACTAAGCGCGAATATATCTTTGGCAGTGATGCCGTAAATCGTGGTCAGTATATCTGTGCATCTGGTGAACATCGTTGCATTGACCTTGCTATTACTAATCAGACACAGTATATCGTTGCTGGTCAGTCTGAATCTGGTGACCCTGACCAGTACAAAGCATTTGCTTTTATTCCTGTTCCTAATAATTCAGTTACTTCTCAAGGTTCTATCCGTGTAATGGATAGAAACAACATTGACTTTACTGTTTATCTTAGCAATAATCCTGAATCTGGCGACTTATTTGCTATCAGCGCAGTTGATAATCGCCAACTCAATAAATCCATTTATGGTGCTACTGCTGGTGCAGGCAGAAATGTCACTTGGGATGTAGTTGACAACTTGGATAAGCTTTATTATACTAATGACGGAAATGCTATTATCCTTTATTTCAAACGCCCTGCATCTTATGCTGTCGCAGTTCAGGTTTCCGGATTTATGGATGGTAACTCTCCTGTAATTCTCGACCGCATTAGGAATGAAGATGGTACTCCGATGGACTATCCACGCTGGACTAACCACAATGGTATGACTGCTATTAAGGTTCTTCGTCCTAATATTTCTTAACAGAAAAAACAGCCCCTAAGTGGTTATCCACCTAGGGGCCTTTTTCTATTTAATTAAAATGGCAATTCATTGGGGAGCTTGTCAGTAAACCTCACTTTCATCTTCCTCTTCATCTTCCTCTTCATCTTCACCAAGCGCTCCAAAAGCCTTAAGGATAGAATCACTCATAACTTTACGAAATTCTTTAGTGATGGGATAGCAAATATCATGCCATTCATCTTGCCTATTTTTTGCGCTGGGCATTGCAACGAACAGCCCTTTACTTCCATCCATAATCTTAATTCCAGAAATGCAGAACACGTTTGCAAGTGTAACAGAAACCATAGCGCGGCAATTAGACTTTTTGCTATGAATAGGAGAAATGCGAATATCAGTGATGATAGAAGAAGCAGATTTAGAAGAATTGGTGGTTTTTTTAGATGCGTTCTTAAAGTTCATAGTTAGTTCTCCTTTTTGTTGTAATAGTAAGTAAGAAATTTATATTGAGGACAGCTTTTATACTGTTCACAACAATCGGTTTTAAGGTTGTATTCTTGGCGTGACACTCTCATACCCTCACAACGAATGTAATTTGCTGTATGAGAAATATAATAAGGACATATAGCTCTTCTACTAATTCTGTAAGAATCTTTTTCTTTCAATTAAATCATCTCCTATCACTCCATTCCCACTGGAATATACTTGCAGGATTGCCATCAATTAACATAGCATATTCTTTGTCAGATTGTACCTTATGATAAGTTCCATAAAGTTCTTTATCATTTTCGTCATGGTCTATGCTAACAACTTCAGCCAAATAATCTATATAAGATTCTCCACGCAATGAATAACAGAATGAATAATACATTCTATTAACAGGACTATTTGTTGAGCGTAAGGTGTACCCACAAGGTTCTAGCACAGTTACAGAATATTCGTCTAGGTGGTCTGTTTCTCCATTATCATCCGTAAAATCTCCTATAATATGCGTTCCTGGAGTTTTACGGATAAGCTTCTTGTTTATGGATTCATCATAACTGATATTAGGACGAAAATATTCTTGTACTAGGTACTCAAAATCTTCATCGTTTACTATTTGTGTAAACAATTCAGAAAGCTGTTTCTTGCTAGCACCTGCTACAGTAGCCTTAACTTTTAAGTGTTTATCTGCATCTAAGTATGTTGCACAATAGCATTTACTTCCCCATGTTACAAAATCTTCATAGTGACCATCGAAGTCCATAATACCAAAATTATAACAATCTTTATTCTCACTGTTATTGAGAATATTTTCATTAAATCTATCAACGGCCTTTTGAACATCTTCGTTATAACCAACAAAATAGCCGCTGTCCGTATCATGGTAAAGAGGTTCAATGCCTTGGCTTAATACTAGATAAAGCATGAAACAAATAAGGTGCAATCTACTGTAAGCAACTGTATATAAACCATCTGTGAAAATATTTAGGGAATTTCTGGACTTAAGAAACTTAACCCCAGTTGGAATCCATTCAAATTTATCACCATCCCCCTGCACGCCAACTTCCTGTCGTAATGGCTTCATGGCTGAACATCCATACTGACCATTCAATCCACCTTTGCTTGCCATTAAGGCGAAATGGACTAAATCTTTGTTATGGGTATTCATAATTTCTTGTGCCACAGAATCATCATAAAGCTGTAATCCCTCAAATGTAAAATCGTTTAGCGTTTCTACATGGTCGGCAACTTTATGTTCAAGCTTCTTGAATCCTGTTTTCTGGCGTGCATAATATTTAACTGTATTGCGTAAAGGCTTGTTAATAAACTTATGGGCTGTTGCATAATAAAGTTCATCACATTCTGAACTACTATAATCATAAAGCATTTGAATTAACATGAAGTCAATATCACAGCCATGAAATGTAAGTTCATCTGCTTTGACTACTTTACCATTATCAAAGTTACCATTTTTAACATTAGTGCATTTAGATGTACTGATATAGCTGTAAATACAGTTACCAAAATCCTTAGCGTTAATATTATAAAAGGTAACGTTAGCCATAAAGTTATATTTTATTGGCCTTTCAAACAAAATTGATTCGCGGTATGCTGCTTGGAGGACTGAATAGAATTTAACATCTTTACATCCATATAGCTTAATCCGCTGGTCGGGATAATCGAAGAACCCTGAGTTAGCGCCGCTTTCGCAGCCAGATAAGAACTCATAGTTTGCAGACTGGAAATTTTGGTAACATTCATTAGGATTAACCTCCTTTCTCCATTTGTAAGGAAATCGCCTACCATACATTGCTGACGGGTGCATAGAACTTGCATCAAAGCACCAAACATCCTTAAATATTTTACCTACTGCGTAAGGATTAGCATGGGTATAACCACCTGCAAGACACTCCTGAAAGAACTTCATAAATGGTTCGTTGTTCTTAAGTTCTATTGCCGCTGTGAATTGCGCAGTGTGAACTTCTTTATCGGTAGCAATATTTCTGTTAAGCCTTGTTTCACGCTTAATCATTGATGTGTTAGAAACACCAATATCTGATACATTATCAACTTTGGTGAAGTTTGCCATGTATCGACATAGTGCATACAAAACAAGCTTACAGTCACGTTCATTATAAATGTATTCAGAATCAGGTAAATCTGACCACCAATAATATTTCTGGTCGTAACCACCTTTGACTTCTTTAAGTTTAGGAACTCCAAGCTCTGTACCGATAAGCTCAAGGCTTTTACATGAAAGAATCTTGAAGCTGTCATAAAATTCGAGATGGTCAAAAGCTGCTACTAATGGCTGGTGCGGAGCAACTGCAATGAAACGTTTAGGATTAAAGTTTTTAATACAGAAATTTATGTTACGCATCATTGCTTCAAATTCATAGCTTAAGTTATGCACAAAGATTTTAACATATACATCATTATTCTTAGCATCCTCATTGATTCTCTCAAATTCAGAAGAAATGGAATCATAAGTTCTAAAGAAATTATAATTCATTTCATTCTCAAAGTCACTAAATGGTGCATGAGGTATGGGACGATAAGCAAATGAAGCTAGGCCATGAAGATAAGTGCTTTGCAGATGCTCTTTAAGTTCATCCTCACCATATATTAAGGACGATGTTTCAATATCATAACAATATATGATAGTTGAATACTTATGCTCATTACGTTTTCTCACATATAGCACCACCTTCTTTCATTCGTGAATATTACCATAAATTATATTGAGATGCAAGCTCTGTGAATTCTTTATAAACTTTTTTATGCTTATCTATAAATTCTTCGTTAGCCTGCGTAATAGACCTAAGTTTATCACTCGCGTCAGTCAGAACCTTACCAATCTGGTCAGAATTTCTTAGCAAATTGTCGTATTCTGCATAAGCTCTGTCTATATCTACCAACGTATCCAGTCCTAACTTTTGACCTAATTTGCATAATTTTTTCAAATCTTCTGGAGGAATATTCCTACTATATGTACCCATAAGATTGTTAAGTATACCAGAAATTGCTCCCCATTTCTTTTTATCAAAATAGGCAGTTGGGTTTCTAAGAATCTTATACGCAGCATCACTATAATTAAATATATCCTCAAGACGATTAGCTACTCTCAACGACCTGTAACTATCTTTGACAGATTTATTTAATGATTTAATATGCTCTGAATATTTAGATAGATACTCTTGCATAAGCTTTTGTGATATTTTATCGTCAATGCTATAAGACGTATCAATAAGCTTACTGTAAAGTTTTTCAGCTTCATCAAGAGCAGTATTAGCGGTAAATTTAAGAGCATTAGCAATTTCTGGAGATTGTCTACCTCTAAGACTTTCTTTAAGCTCACCTGTTACAGTGATGCCAGCTTTTCTAGATTTACGCCTTGTTGCGCCTATCTTTTCCAGTAATCTAGTTGCTTCAGCTTGGCGCTTAAATGTTTTATGGTTCTGTGCCATTGCGCTTAGATTCCTCCTGACATACATCAATATATGCAACCTGCAATAATTCACAGAATTGATTCAAACCACATGCAGAATCACAATATCTAATATTTGGACAAGGAGTTCCAGTTATACAGTGACTAATAAAATTTTTTAATTTGTCTAAATATAGGTCATCATATTTATCAAGATGAAGAATCATGATTAAACTCACCTCTATTTATGAGCTCTTTTTATAAGCTCTACTTCAATCTCAGTATTATAACAATCAAGCAGATAACACAACTCTCTAAGCTGGCAATATTGACAATCCTTGTCCATAAAGTGTGTTAGCCATGAAGGACAGGCTTTAGTATACCAGTTATTGCATAGTTTACTTAGTAGAGCAAGGGTTTCTGTATCTAAGTCTTTAATAGTCATAACAAACGCCCTCCACATCTTCGGGCCAAACAGAATCTAAGCAATCACCTACAAAAAATTGATTAAATGTGCAATTAGAACTTGGTGCTACTGAATAATAAACTACTCTGTTATCATGCTCTATAATATCTATAACCTTACCAATTTTAGCAATAGTAATTGCTCTTTTCTCTTGTCCATCTCCATAGAAATAACCATATTCTCTTACATTGTATTTAATGATTGAGCCTATGGGAATGGGATGGATAGGAACATTATAACGCATTGTATCAACTCCTTATACATGAAATTTGAAATGTGCTCTTGCAACATATTTATGTACCATAACGCCTATGGTAAAGTATTTGAATTTAAGGTATTCATATTCTTTTGGGAGATTCATAAATGTACCAACCCACTTAGCTTCTTCATTATCATCGAGGATTATAATTAAGGTGTCGGACTGTACTGAACCACAATTTACTAGAATATCATGAATTGTCATTTTAATCACTCCAATACTATTTCAACACCAATATCAATTACTTCAAGAGATTTAAATTTATAATAAGCATATCTATATGGCATATCTGCGAAGTATCCTGCATATGCAGTTTTATCTCCAACTTTAAGTATCAAATATGTCCAGTAGCCAATATTCTTACATTTCATAATTATATCTTTTAATAGCATTTGATTTCACCTACTTTCTTAAATAATAAAGAGGGGAGGGGAGAGGGGGATTTGCAAGTTTAATAAATTGAACCCCGATTTATTTTTCAGGCTTCTTGTAACACCCCGATGGGCGGCACGGCAGGGTTTGAGTTAAGGTTAATGCCCATACTCAATATTTTTCTTAACGGTTGGACGCTTTAGCGCTCTAAATCGCTAAAGTGTGTTAAGAATTTGTCAATCGCTTTAACCCTTTAAAGTGGCAAAGTGTGTTAAGAATTTCACAGGTTAGCAGTTAGGCTTAACTATTGCTAGTTATTTATGCTTGATAGTAAGAGTTCTAACTAAAAATTTGTATAAAAAATGCGCTGCTATTAACAGCGGCGCATATTTTTATTTTGGGTCAGTGCTGGCTTAATGCGGCGGCAATAACGCTTGCAAAATCGTCATCAAGATTCTTTTGTGCGGCACGCTTGCCAGTTCTGGAATCGTTGTACAATCTAACAATAACCGGGTAGTTCCATCCGGTTTGAAATTCGTAACGAATCCAATTCTGGAACTTTGCAATGTGGCTTGACGTTGTGTTACTATAAAAACCGAAAACCCACAAAATGCCGGTTGTACGCTGAAAAGCTGCTACAATGGTAGAATAACTTTGTAGAATCAAAAAATCGGAATTATCGGGCATAAAAATCCACGCTTTGCAATAATAAAGTTGTTCTACCTGACATTTAACAGTGCGGTTGTACTCTTTTATAACGGCGTCTGCTAGCTCCTGACGTGTATTGTGCATCATTTCAAAAACACCGCCTTTACAAAGTCGTCAATACTCTCATTGACGTTATTCATATCATGTCCGATTATAGGGCTCTCAAAACTGGAAAAACCGGACGCAATAAAACCGCTTTTGCAACAAAACATAGGCTTTAAAACAATAACATTACAACTTGCATAGTCAGTGTTGCGGCGGTTTTTAGTATCGGTCAATTTTCTACTGATACTAAAATTGTTGCCGTCAAGTTTTAGTGTTACGGTTTGCATTTTCATTTTTATACCCTCTTTTATTTATTTGGCTTTATGCCATATTGAACCGGGCTTTAATGATAAACCCGGCGGAACATTAAGTTTACTGCTGACTTAGCGGGCGTTCAATTGGGACGGCAACGGCGTTAAAAACGTCGCGCGGAATACCCAAGGTATTTTCCTCTTTGGGCTGTACGTCCAAAACCTGCCACTTAGTGCAAGGCTCGGCGTTATGCAAGGCTTTTTCGACCTTCTCTGCATCAAGCACACCATCAAACTGCTTTACAAGCTCGCCGGTGTCCACACTGAAATCGTCATTAAAGCGTGCATACTTAACGCGGGCAACCGTACCAGCCTTAACAGTACGCGAAACGCACGCTGTGCTTTTCGGTTTGTCGTTGCTAGGGCGCGTGATAATAATAGTTTCAGTGCCGTTGTCGTTCGTGGTTTTTTCGATAGTCCAATTGGCCATAATAAAATACCTCTCATTTATAATTGTTGCCCATACCTTTTTATAGCGCGGGCGCAACGCTGATAAATGTATCTTTTTACATGCAATCTATCTTGCATAACCCATATCTATTTATAGCGTGGGCGGCGCTGTCGAATGTTTCTTTTTACATGCAATCCAACTTGCATGGCGGCCGGGGGCTTGCCCTTGCGGGCTTTTTCCCTTTTGCTACGATACAAGTATATCATACCTATATAGATAACACAAGTACTGTTTGTTGCAAGTTTTTTAGTCGTTGCAACGTGCAAAATGCCATTATTACATGTAGTTTTGTATCATGATAAATTGTACTAAAACGTTAAAGTACTATAAATGGGACTTGTTAGAATACGATAAATAGGGCTAGATATTTGCTGCAATTTTATATAATTTTGTTACATAACAACCCACAGTCAATAGTAAGGCGGTCAGGTGGTCAGGTGGTCAGGTGGTCAGGTGGTCAGGTGGTCAGGTGGTCAGGTGGTCAGG